GTACACTTTAGAAGATCAGAAGAATCATATGATACAGGCATAGATGATATACTAAGAGGAAAGGCATTTATAAATTCATATTGAATAGGATTATATGGTTCATTAGTAGAGGATCCAAAATTCCGTTCAAATTTTTGTATTAGTAACTTGGTGGCAAAATATTTTTTTGGAAATCTTATTCTATAATTGTATTCGTAATTTGTAAATGTTTGAGTTTTTTGATTTGTTATAAATCCTAACCAAGATTCAAAATATTTTATAACATAATACTTTGGAGAATCTACATAAAATGTAAAGTCTATAGAATCATCATATGTTCTTCTATAAGCGTGCTTTTCTGTAACACCAGTACGATCATCTAGGATTTCGTTTGTAGTTAAAAATGAACCAGGTAATGAAGCGGCTGTACAAGGTATTGATAATAGATCTACATTATCAAATGCAGTATATGGTGTTCCAAGTTCCTGCATCAATTGAAGGAAATCTGGAGAATCACTTCCTTTATTTTTAGGTGCTTTTGGCGCTCCAATTTCAACCATATAATGTGAAGTTAAAGATGGACTCATTATTCTTTCTTTTAAGTCCGATACTTTTAGCGGCTTTGGAGGTGTCCCTTGTGCCATCTCTATAAATAAATCTATTCTAGTATACTATGTAGTCAAGTAATGAAGGAAAGTTTGAAGAGTAGATATAAACCTTCCTACCCAGAAAAATATAAAGGAAATCCTAATAATATTATTTGTAGAAGTAGTTGGGAAAGGAAGTTTTGTGTTTGGTGTGATACAAATCCAAACATAATTGAATGGGGAAGTGAAGAATTTTGGATCCCATATAAGTCACCAGTTGATAATAGAATACATAGATACTTTCCTGATTTTATTATTAAGGTAAAGGATAGTAATGGAACTATTAAGTCTTATGTTATAGAAGTTAAACCAAAAAGACAAACAGTTCCTCCAACTACATCTCCAAAAAGAAAAACAAAAACTTGGATCAATGAAGTAAAAACTTATGCTGTAAATGAAGCAAAATGGAAAGCAGCGAGAGAGTTTTGTGCTGATAGACTATTGGAATTTAAAATTATCACAGAGGATGAATTGGGAATAAAGTGATAAATATACTAATAAATACAATAAAGGACATCAAATCCAAGAGGGATTCTAATGGCAGATACTTTTGAATCTAATAAAATCCCATTTACATATCAAAAAGTAAGTCCAGTTACTTCTAGAACAACTACAGAAAAAGTAACATTGGTCTCAGTATTTGATAAATCTTTAAAAAAAACTTTTGTATATAAAGAAGATAAAGACAGATTAGTTGGTCTTTTTCCGACTAGAACTTTACTAGCAACGGTTGAAAGTGATGGAAAAGTAATCCCATATGAACAAAATGGAAACTATAATGCTGATCAAAGTCTAAGATCTGAATTACAAAACAATCAAAATTTAAAATCATCTATAGGTAACTCTGTAATTGAAGCAGCAAAGAAAGATATAAATCCAAGTAATCCAGCATCAGTAACTACTCAAGCTGTCGATGAAGTACTTGGCAGTAATAGGTCCAACACAGAAGGACAAGCACAAGATGCAGATGCTCAAGGTGGAAATGTAGACCCTTCACCTACAGATATTGCCAGGGCACAATCACTAAATCCAATTGTTCCAGATTCTAATAATGTAAGAAAAGAATATGGAAATATGGTGTATCCCATAGATCTTGATGTAAAAACTCAAGACTATGTAACATTTAGCATGTTTAGATATAAACCAAAAACACTTAGTGGAAATGTTTTGGATCCATTTAAAAGTCCAGATCTTGGGGGAGCAAAAGGTTCTGTAACTTTACCAATTCAAGCACCTGCTGCAGATACAAATACTGTAGGATGGTCTGATGGAAAATTAAACGCACTGCAAGCAGCAGGATTAACCGCTGCAGTACAAGCAATTAGTGGTGATAAAGATGCTCTATCAAGTGCTATATCAACTGCAATGGAAGATCTTCAAAAAGATAAGCAGGCTGGAGGATTAAATGTTGGGCAAATGTTTAGATTTTATGCTGCAACTCAAGCAGCACAAATCAATGATGGATTTGCTAGAGCTACTGGAGGTATATTAAATCCTAATTTAGAGTTATTATTCCAAGGACCCGAATTAAGAAATTTTAATTTTGTCTTCAAAATGAGTGCTAGAGATATAGATGAAGCAATGGAAATAAGAAAAATTATAAGATTTTTCAAGCAAGGTATGAGTGTTAAAAAATCTAGTACCCAATTATTTTTGAAAAGTCCAGATATTTTTAAGGTAACTTATTATAGGTATGGTTCAGTGGAACATAAAGCAATAAATATGTATAAAACTGCAGCACTGCGTGCTTTCAATGTAGACTATACTCCATTAGGATCTTACATGACTTACGATGATCCTGCAAGTACAATGGTTGCATATACAATGACAATGCAATTTCAAGAAATAGATCCTATCTATGATGATGATTATGCAAAGTTACCGGAAGATTCAATAGGTTACTAAAATGCCATACTTTTTTAGTCAAGTACCAAATGTAGAATATCCAAAATTTTATGATGATGGAAAAATATCTGAATATGAAACTGTAAAAAATATATTTAAAAGAGTTATTGTTAGAGAAGATATTTTTGAAAATTTATCTTTCTTTGAAAAATACAATATTATTGGCGATGAAAGACCAGATATGATTGCGGATAAATTTTATGATGATCCAAGTCTAGACTGGGTAATATTACTATCAAATAATATTATAAAATTTAACGAAGAATGGCCTTTAACTCAAAGACAATTTGATAGATATCTTTTAGAAAAGTATGGTTCATACGAAAACATATATTATGTACATCATTTTGAATCTATTAAAATAACTAGTTCTAATGGTACTGTAATTTTAAAAGAAGGAACTATAGTACCAGAAACATTTTCAGTAAGATATTACGATGCTTCTTTAGGTAAAAGTATCTTAAGAACGAATATAACAGTACCAATAACAAATTACGAATATGAAACTAGATTAGAAGATTTAAAAAGATCTATTTACATTTTAAAAAATGATTACCTACAATTAGTACTTGAAGATATGAAGAATATAATGACATACAAAAAAGGATCCACTCAGTATATAAATGGATCCCTAAAAAGAGCAGATAATATTAAATTGTCAGACTAATATCAACTCTCTGCTAGACGCTGAAAATAACTTAGAGCATCTTCTTCATCATCATCGTCTGAAGAACTGGAAGATAGATTGTTTAGTTCTTCTCGCATGTTATCAGGAACTGATGGTGCTGCTTCACGATTATTACTGAAGCGAGATGCAGTACTTTCACCACGAAGTTCTGCTTTCCATTCTTCTTCCTCAGCAACAGTTTCTGGATCTCGCATTGGTGGAACACCCTTAATACCTAGAACATAATCTAGACGCTTTTTAAGCGTATCATAATCTTTAAACTGATCTTGAGCAACAAGTTCTTGAAGTGAATATTCTTTTTTCCAGATTGCTTCTAGTGCATCATCATCATCCAATAGTGCTTCTGCACGATCAAATTCAGACTTATCATAATTCCAGTAACCATCTTTCTTTACAATTTTTAGTTTGAAGTTAGCACCTCCCCAAAAATCAAATGGATTGATAGGAGTTTCGTCTTCAAACTCTGGTTGCATGGCACCCATGATCTTGTCAAAGATCTTCTTACCATATTTGAAGAGGAATACTTTACCTTCATTTTGAGGATTGACAGGATCCTTTACAATGTAAATATTGGAATAGAATGATAGTTTACGCTTTTGCTTACGGACAATTTCCTTGTCTTTATCACTACCACTATTCCATAGTTCACGGTTATATTCCGAAACAGGATCTTTCTGATTTAGAGTAGTCAGTGAATTTTCAATATACCATCCACCAGGACCTTGGAAGGCATGAGAATATAGTTTTACCCAAGGAAGATCTTCTCCATCTGGTGCTGGTAGAAAACGAATAACTGCATAACCATTACCAGTCTTATCTAGTTCTGGTTTCCAGAGACGCTCATCTGCACCTCCACTAGAAGTATTGTTTACCTTTTCTACTTCTTTAACAAGTTTGGCAGTTAGACTACCAAGAGAAGATTGCTTCTTAAGATTTGCGAAAGACATTTATGTACCTCGGATTAATTGGATTTGGCCTTTTGGACTTGCATATCATAGACTAGTCATCGATTAATGTCAAGCGTTCCCCCTCAGGAATTTCCATTCGATATGCAATTGATGTTCTGTAAATATATGGTTCTATTGGTGCTAGACCTCTATGTGGGAATGCTCCAGGAAAAATTACCACCCTTCCTGGTACATATTTATGACTTTCTACAGGAGTTTTAAAATCTTTCATTAATTGAAATTCACCACCCCATTCATCTTTCCATACTGGATTTGACATTACTAATATTGTATATTCATTTTCTTTTGATGCATCAGAATGAGTTGTTCCATCGCAACCATAATATTGAACATTAATATAAATTCCATGTAAATACATTTCATTTTCAATTTTTTCTTGGAGCACATCAAAAATATCAAAATACCACGATGAATCTTGAAAGAGTTCATCTACACGATTAAGGTCTGTTCTCCTAAAAATAGTCCTTCCCATTAATCTATGGGTTCCTTCATTACCATATGGATATGTTTTTCTATTCGCTACATTAGTTAAAACTAAAGGGGTTGCTAAAATTTCTCTATATTTTTCATGTAAATAAAGGTCATCAAATAAACCATCAATAACATTACAATACATAAATTATTCCTCTTCCTTTTCAATCTGCTCTTTCATAGATTCTACTAAAGCATTCATGTTAGAAAAAATTATATTCATGTCAATATTTTCTGGAAGTCCCATCATTTGCGTTGACATAAGAATTCTAGATTTCATATCTACTGCTTCTGGATCATCAGATAAACTAAGTCTAGTATAAAGAACTTTTTGTTTGTCTAATAATCTTTGAAGTAATTCTACATGCTTTACTTTTTCTTCCTTTGTCATACTTTGGAAAGAAAAAACATTCTTATAAACATCTTCTTGCAACTCAGAAATTTCTGCCATTTCTGCTCTTACAACTTCAGATTCAAAAAAACTCATAACACAACCTCCTTTAAAATTCTTTTATATGAGAATATATCAATATTTAGAAATGGATTATACTTTTGCATTTTAAAAGAAACTATTTCCCATATAGGATCAATGATTTTCTTATCATAATCTTTTTTATACCCTAAAATTTTATCTAATATAACCATAGTTTCTATAGATACATTACCATTAAGATGTTCTTTTAAAATAATAGGATGTTTATTATTATCTACATGAAAAACTTTATCAATATTATTTGAAGAAAATAAAAGTTCAATCTCTTCTTTAAACATGTAAGAAAGAGACTGAACTTTTCTTTTCCAATTAGTATAATTTAATTCACCTTCTTTTATTATACTTCCGATCCATAATGTCTGGGGATCTGTACTAGAAACAAAATTAGATACAAAGAAATCTACAATTTCATTATCATTTTTATTCCTTGAAACTTTTTCAAACCAGAATCTATCTTTTCTTTTATAGAAAGATTCTAATTTTACCCTGCTTTTTCCACAATACTTATGATAATCATAATCTTTCTTTGTAAAATGATTTTTCAAAGAAAGATAAACTTTATAACAATCAAATGGTGCCATAATTAAAAAAATAATTTTGCCCTAGAACTTTTTTTAAGAAAGTTTAATTCAGTTGCTTCATATTTAATTTTTTCTTTAAGTTGTTTAGTAATTAATTTTGATACAGATTCAATATCAATTTTATTCTTATCACAAAAAAATATAATACTATCAATATAATTCATATCAGAATTTGATTGATATATTTTTTCTATTTCCGATGTAAACTTTAATGGGCAATAAAATTTATTATCCAATTCCTCCTGTACTTGATTCTTTTGTTCTTGATTCATAATTGATAGAAGGGATACTGACATATGTTACATTTTTATAATATAAGATAAAGTTATTTTAACAGGTCGTATCAACAATGTCAAATCATATTAAGTTTATCATTAACAAATTTTTTAATGTATTGTACTAACATGCGAATATATTTTTCTTTATCTCTTTCTTCATATATCTCAACTTCTCCATCTTCACATGCCATAATAATTACAAATTTTTTAACCGAAAGACCTGTGAGTTCATGAAGCATACACGCATAAGCGCAACATTGGACAAAATATCCATCAATCCATTCTCTGGGTTTTGGTTTTTTAGAAGTTTTGAAGTCAATGATAGAAAGTTCTCCGTCGAATTCTGCAATACAATCGACAGTCCCAGCAATACCTAAGTATTCGCTATAAAGAGATCCTTCCAGAGCATAAATGTTATTTATACGATCTAAAGTTGGTTTTGCGAGATAGAATAAGTGTTGTGACAAAGGTTGAACATTAGAAAGTTCTCGATTATTTAAATAATCTTCAACAAGAGTATGCATATCGGTTCCTCGACTTGTTGCTTGTCGAGTAATTTTATCTGCTTCTTCTACCCCTACTCTTTCACGCCATTTGTTAAAGAAATCTTTTTTATAATGGCTAATAACAGAAGTGATGGATACTAATCGAAGTAGTTCTTCTTTAGTAGGAACTTTATAATAACGAACTCCATCAATAGTCTCCCTTTGAAGATTTGGAAGACCTAGTTCTTTGTGTTCAAAATTCAATTTCATAATTATTTTTTCTGTATATTGGAATTGATTCCTTTTCGCAGGTTAAATGATGTATAAAAAATACTTGGGTTAATCTTGGTTCAAAATCATTAGCATAAAAATTAGATTCTTTATGAAATATATCTGACTGATACATAATCATTCTATTAAAAACATTTTTAACTTCTAAAGTTTTTTCAAATTTAGAATCATGCTTTTTTATAGACTTTATATATTCATCATAATCTATTTCTTTATCTGAGTAAAGAATATCTCTAGAAGTATAATCTAATTTTTCTAGAGTATTTGATTTTTTTAACCTATAAAAAGATGTTCCTGAATCTAAATCCGAGATTTCATTTAAATATATTACACCAGCAGCAGCATAATCAATATCTATATGTTGCCATCCAGTATTTAAAAAAGATTTTTTTTCTTTATTATGAGGATATATTTTTTGAAAATGTGTAGATACTGCCCATTCAACTCTGGTGAAATCATAATCAAATAAAATAGAAAATAAACGAGAACAAAAAGAATCAAAAAAAGATTTATTTATTTTGTATAAGTTCTCTGTTCTTTCTCCTGGATAGTTTCCAGGAAGTTTATTATAATCTAATGATAATGCGAAGTCTCTTATTCTTTTTGGATCTGAATAAAAATCATCTACACATAATGTTGGAATAAACTTCATAAATTAAGTTCATTTTTTGCAATTAGATATTCCTTACAAATTCCAGATCTTACAATATCTTCAATTGTAAATTCAATTGTTTCAAATGATGGCATAATACCAAGAATTTTCATAAAGTCAACAATACCATTTTTCTCATTTGTTTTAACAAGATCAGATTGTGTTGCATCTCCACAGAACATAATCTTACTGTTCTCACCTACACGAGTGATGATAGAATCAAGTTCGTGGAAGTTTAAGTTCTGAAATTCGTCAACAATAATAATACAATTATCAAGAGTTGTACCACGAATGAATGATGTACTCCAGAATCCAATAGTTTCTTGAGTTTTTAAATTACCATAAAGCATTTCAAAGTCAGAATCTGATGGCATCTGGAACATATACTTTACCATATTCTTATAGGGAATTTGATAAAGAGATGACTTATCTTCATGATCGCCAGGAAGAAAACCAATTTCCCGAGTAGCAACAAGAGACCTAACGATATAAATTTTTTCGTAAGGAGTTGTTTCATCCAACACATCTTTGAGTGCATTGTAAAGTGTGATAAATGTTTTTCCAGTTCCTGCTGCTCCATAAGCAACAATATGCTTTCCTTCAGAATAAGAATTGAAAAGTTTTGTTTGATTTTCAGTTAATGGTTCAATATCTAAAAGATAAGAACTATTAATTGGTTTTTTTCTTTTCATCTGCTTTGCAGACATTCCAATTCCAATTTCTTGCTCTACTGATCTTCTTTTTCTTGCCATAAGTTTTTACCAAATTTTTTGATTTGCACCAGGTGATTTTTTCACTTTACTCATAACATCATTCCATCCAGGATGTTTCTTGGCAAGTTTATCTTTCCACTCGCCAACTTCACCAAAACCTGGAGCATTTTCTGGAGTATAGTATCTTTCCCATTCAGGATTATCTTTACACCATTGATCCCAGTCATGAATACTCATGACGATCTCTTTTGTCTCTCCAGTCTCTTTATTTTTTACGGGATATGTTGCCATACTAATTTTCAGATTTACTATTATTGTACACCATAACCTCAAGTTCTACAAGTTTTTTCATATAGTCTAAACTATATTTTGGACCATTGTATAATGTTGTTAATGGCGATTTTTTCATACTATTAGAATGTTTATAATAATTATATTTTACCGATCCATATGCCTGACAACCATCATTGGCAACAGGATCAATGAAAATATTTAAATCAGGAAATTCTTTTTTTATTATCGAATTACCTAAAATATTTAGAGCACATCCTCCAGAGAAAACTAAATTTTTGCAGTCTGGTTTTAGTTCTACTGCTTGTTTAACTCTATACAGAAATACTTTTTCCAAATACTTTTGAACTTTAAATGCAAGATTTGCTTTCTTTTGAAAATTTAAATCTTTTAATTGTGGGTAATATTTATCGTTTAAGGTTCTGCTATAAAGTAATAAGTTTCTATTTGTATAAATTGTATCTTCAAAATTAAAGTTTGGTAGATCACTATCTTCTTCTCCATAAGAAGATAGTCCCATAGTTTTTCCTGGATTTTCTCTACCAAAACCCAAATACTTTGAAACTGTCCCGTAACAAACCCCAACATCAAATGAATGAATTAATTCATAGTTACTAGGAATATCTAATGTAATATCAGTTAAATCTTGTGGTTCAGAATAGTATAATGTTTTATGTAATAATTCAAAATTTGCCGGATAAGAAGCATAATAAATGCTAGTAGTTTCACTTGCATCTAATATTTCATGTTCTTCTGATAATGGAAAACTTGCTCCCCATCCATCAATAACTAAGCAAATAGCATCATCAAATCCAGACCCATAAAATGCAGATGCTGCATGATACAAATGATGTTCTTTATGATCTACAAATACATCATCAATTTTTATTCCATCTTTTTTTAAAAAGTTTATACATATCTTAACTTCATGATCTCTTTCTGGATTTTGATTAATAAAAATTATATGATCTATAGTATTAGTATAAGATTTTATTAATTTTAAAAAAGAAAAAGGCATATCAGAATCTTTTTTTATTCTACTTATTCTTTCTTCTTGAACATATAATAAAACCTCTTCATCTTCTAAAATGCACAATGAAGAATCATGCTCTGCATTGGAGATACAAACATTAATCATTTTTTAATACAACCATTTTTAATTCTGGAAAATATACATAATCCATTTTAGATTTAGTAAGTGTCTTTATTGCATCACTTACAGTTTCAACTATAGGATCTCCCGCTACATTGAAAGATGTATTTAATAACATAGGTACTTTAGTTCTATCATAGAATTCATTTATTAAGTTATAGTAATTTATATTTTGTTTTTCATTTACAGTTTGAATTCTACAAGTGCCATCCACATGAACTATTGCTGGAACTTTGTCTTCTTTATTCTTTAAAATATTAAATGAAAATGTCATAAAAGGTGAGGAAGAAATACCAAAAGTTTCAAACCATTGCGACACTTCTTCTTCCAAAATGCTGGCAGCAAATGGTCTAAAAGATTCTCTCATTTTTACTATATTTACAATATCTTTTCCATTAGGAACTCTTGGATCAAAAATTATAGATCTATTTCCAAGTGCTCTTGGACCACATTCAGATTGTCCTTGATATATTGCACCAATTTTTTGTTCGATAATATAATTTACTATAATATCATCAGAGACATTTTCTAATATTTTAATCATTCATCCAAGATATAGATTTTTAAGTGGTCTAACAGTCTTATCTTTCATAACACCATGATGAAACCATTTAGCGGCACCAATTGCTGTTCCAGCATCATGTGATATTGGATCAACAAAAAAGTTTATATTGGGGAAATGTTCAAGATAATTATAATTATTTACACAGTTTAAGAAATAACCGCCAGATAATACAACATTCTTAGATCCAGAAATATCAATTGCTTTTTGAATAAGTCTTATAGTTTGTTTTTCAGTTTGTTCTTGAACTTTTTTAGCAATATTAGAATATTGATAAAAATCATAAGATGTTTTATCAAGTGTTTCCGGATTTATAAAAGGAGTTGTATCCAATGCACTAACTATATCTTCTATAAACTCTCCAGGTGCTGGTTCTGTTACCCAAATGTTATTAAAATTATAAAAGAATTCTTCTTCAAGAATTTTTTCTTCTTTTTCAGGATCTCTTCTATCATAAACATGTCCTGGAATTTTGTAATCAACATTTCCATAAGAGGATAATCCCATTACTTTACCAGCGGAATCATCTCCAGTATTAAAAAGGTAAGAAAGAATACTAAACAAATTTCCACAACTATTACTATGAGTATATACTTGCTCATAGGGTTTTGATTTATCTACCAAATATATTTCTTCAGAATTGGGATTTGGATCTAACAATCCATTATGTTTAAATAATGGTTGTATTCCATTATTATAAGAACATTTAAAAATAGTTTCTACTTCTCTAAATGGATATTCATACTTATCTTTAATATTATTATAATAAAAATCTTTATCATATGATCCTCCACCATCCATTACTAAAGCAACAGCATCTTCAAAACCGGAGGCATAAAATGCATTAGAGGCATGATATATGTGATGATTTTCATGATAGAAAATTTTAGTTTTATATTTTATTCCACCTTCTTCAATCTTTTTTGATATGCATTTTATTATTTTTTCATCAAGTTCTTCTTGTCCATAAGATGAAAAAATAATGTAATCAATTTCATCAGTATATCTTTTGACAGTTTCTAAACAAGGAAAGTATGGAGTTACTATATCATGATCATTTATATCATTATAAAATTCTTGATATCCATAAAGTTTTTTTCTTGTTAATCTTTCATCCTCCAAGAAAAATAAAATTTCACCATCTTTTAAAAGACAAGTTGAGGAATGGTGAGATATGTTTATACCTAAGATATACATTAATTATTCTCCGAAAATACTAATTTCCTTAATTCTGGAAGATACAAATATTCTATTTCAGATCTTTGTATTACATCTAAAGCATCTTTAACTGTTTCGACAATTGGTTCTCCCCCTAAATTGAAGGATGTATTACCAACAAAAGGAATTCCAGTGATATTTTTGAATGCTGAAATTAAACTATAATAATGATAATTTTGTTCTTTATTTACAGTTTGTATCCTACATGTTTTATCTATATGTAAGATACATGAAAGTTGTTCTTTAAATTTATCATCTTTTACTTTAACTGCATATGACATGAAGGGAGTATTCTTTAATCCATTTGTTATAAAATAATGATCGAAATTTTCTTCCAAAATAGTACCTGCAACTGGTCTATACCACTCCCTACCTTTTATTTTGTTTATATAAAGATGTCCATTACGAAGTCTTGGATCAAATAGAATAGATCTATTGCCAAGTGCTCTTGGTCCTGCTTCAGATCTACCTTGAAAAATAGCAACAATATTATTATTGGAAATTAATTTAGCAACAGTAAAGTAATCTACATCTTTAAATAATTTCATTTTTTCGATTTTTTATATTTAATATTTATTCGATAATTAATGATGGAGCATCTACACATTCTTCACAAATATTACTTCTTGTCCATCCTAAGGCAGAAGAAATTGTTGGGAACTGACAGACAAAGATACACTTTGCTTTTTCTGCAATATCCATATGTTCTTTTTGTGTTCCATTTCCACTACGAAGATCAATATAATGTATCCATGAACGTATAGATCCAGACATATAAAGACGAGTAGGAGTTGCTAGAGGTAATACAAACCTTGCACATTCTTTGGCAATTCCATCTTCCAACATTTTCTGATACAAATCCATTGAATGTTTAAAATGATCTTGCATCAAAATTTGATACTTCTGAATTATAAAAGGATCAACATCATTAATACTATTTTGACGATTCTTAGTGTCTTGACGACGGAGTTCAGGAACTGGAATTTCTTCTCCTAGAAGAGAAGAATCTGCATACCGTTGCGAAAATTCTTGATATGTAAATGATCTATGCCGAAGGATTTGAGCCGCTAGTCCACGAGTTGTATTAATTTCAAGGGTCATAAATCCTTGTTCAAAAATACTCCAGTGTTGATTCTTAATGCAATATTTAATTAGACCTTCAAAACTATTACTTTCTTGATTATTGGGATTGCTTACACGAGCACAATAAGCAATGTGCTTTTCTGCATCGGGAGTTACACTAATTAATTTAACTGATTGATTCATATTAGTAGTCATTGGTTTCTTCAAAGATTTCGTCATAGTCTGTTATTGGAAAAGTTGTCTCTTCATAATCTATATCGGAATAAACTTCACTTTTAAGTTCTTTTAATATCTGTTCAAGGTTATATATAATCCTTGTTAATTTTTCTTTATCCATTATTTTAGTGTGGAATACACATATTTTACACAAAAAAAAGGAGGATGTCAATCCTCCTTTAGACTCAGGCAACTTGCGGTTGCTTTGCCATATTAATCTGTGCAAGGTGTAAAAGTTTTTCTTTTTTTGCTTTTCTTTTAAGATAACGGACGAAGTAAGTATTCATTTTGCTACCTCCTGATTATTACAGGGACGGTATGCTACTCCACGATAAACATTTTTAGCATGTGCTGGAGCATGTGTTTGGTTATACCAAGATACATACTCTTTTTTTGCATCTTCGGTGTCGTACTGACAACCTCTATAAACGACTTTAGACATTAGGGTTCTCCTTAATTTTGAGGCTAAAGAGCGTTCCTTCAGTCGGCTTTTGCGTCTACTTTACACTCTTTTGGGGAAATTTGTTTTATCTCCCATACTAAATCATTTCTGATTTGTCTTGAAATAGCAGGATGAGCATTTATTCTTGTAACAATTAATCGTGCTTGTAAACAAGTTAAAATGAGTGTTTCCATAGATGAACGATCCGTTCCGAGTCGGCTTACTTCCGTCTGGATTTCCAGATGAACGTAAGGTCATTATAGACCTATTGCCATATATATACAAGTCTTTTTGTAAAATATGATACAATTTTTTAATTATTTAATTTTCTTAGATAGTTTAAAATTTCATCTCTAATTTTCATAAGTTCATCAAAACATTGCTGTTCATAAGCATCATTCCTCAATTGAGGATCTGGTTTTATTACACTCTCTATGAAAAGACTAAGAGCCCTCTGTCTCTTTTCATCTACACTAGTCACGCTGCCTCCAATCTTCTGGTTTTTCTTCTGTAAAAAAGTTGATAATATCATCAACACTATCAAATCTAGTTTTATGATTTGATGGATCTGGATCACCCAAATCTAATTGATTCATAAAATCATCTAAACTACCTTCTTCCATGTTTGGATTGGAAGCACGGCGTCTTGCCTGCCTTAGTATAGTAGAAGCAGAACGATTTGCTTTAGCAAGTTTTTCTGCCCAAATCATATCTTCTAAAGAAACTTCTTCATGACGAATAATTTTTTCACAAATTTCCTCTAATCGAAGACGATATTGTGTAGATAGCATATGCATCTCCATATAAGTTTATTTATTGTTCATCAGTATCGTCTTCATAAGTAGATGGTTCTTCAAATAATTCTTCCATCTTTTTTTGTAAGACTCTTTCTTGCAATTCTTTCAAATCTTCTTCTGTTATGTCTATCATTTTATCAACGATCGATATAATTCAAAGTATGATCTTGAGCAAAAAGTTGATCAATAATCATGTCACATCCAATTTTAGGATTGCAATCTCCACAAGTATAAACATCTACAGCTGCTTTACCTTCTTCTGGCCAAGTATGAATACTGATATGACTTTCAGATAAAAGGCAGATAACTGTCACCCCTTGAGGATCAAACTTTTTAAATATAGTTTGGATTACTGTTGCTCCACTAGCAATTGCTGCATTTTCCAGTAAGTCTATAAGACATTTCTCATCGTTAAGAAGAACAAATGAGCATCCGTATAAATTTAAAAGATAATGCTTTCCCATCAGTCATCGTCTCCATACTCTTCAAGTAAAGAGGATATTATTTCTTCATTTCCATCCATTGACTTTACTGTGAAGATAGAAGATTTTTGATATCTCTTTAATTTTTTATATACTTTTAAAAGTTTAGAAACCTCATCGGAATTAATTTCTACTTTTAATTTATTATCATTTCCAAATCCGCTACTCATCTTTTTTTCTTAGTTTCAGGTGGTTTATATCCCCAAAGTTTTGGGTTAGTTCTTCCATATCCAAAGTCAATTTTAAATAATTTCCCTGGACCGAATTTATCATAATACATATCGAATATATTAACTTTCTTTCCTCTACATACATCTAAACACATTTTACCATTATAATCATAATAGTAAACATTATAGGCATCATTTGGAAGTGAAGGATCTTTAGATGTTTCTTCGCTTACATCTGAAAGAATTAATTGACATCCATATGTAGGAGGTAGTGATTGTTTTTCATTATTTGTCCACATATTTACTGATACCTCCTCAGAAACGGGAATCAAGATCTTCCTCCCCAAACAATATCGGGAAATGCAGATCTAACATTATCAAAAGATATGTTATATTTATCAGTTAGTTTTTTATCCTTAACCAAAACAAGAATCTCTGCTTCTTTTGGATGAAGACCTTCTAAAATATTAATAAACATTAGTTCACGACGCATGGTTGAAAGACCATCATTCCCGCCTTTAACAAAATTATAAAACTTTGAGAATTCATTTCTGATAGAAGATTTCTGAGTTCTAATATCTTCTTCAACTCCATTATATGCGATAGAGTCTTTTTTATTTCGGTTTGCAATCTTGTCGGATAAACTTCCCGAAGTTGAAGCATCCTCTTTTAAATTTCCATATGGAACATCTCCTTCAGGAAGCATTGAAATAACAGTATCATCAAAATTCCAAATTAAAATTCCCTTTAAGGCATCATTAGAATACTGTTGAAGTACTTCTACTTTTTTAGGATTAGTCCTTTGCTTTGATACTAGTTCTAGAATTTCAAACTGAAAACAATTTCTGTCTAGTTCAATCTTCTTCGTCGTCTTCTTCGTCGGTGTCTGTGTCATAGTAATTTTCAAATCGTACTGCTAAAATTTCATCTGGGATTACATTTCCATTTTCATCTAGCATCTCTGGATGAAGGTAGTTTGTAATGTCTCTTTTGTAAAAATGCTCTTTGGCGAGCCAACCAATTACTGATCCTACGAAGAAAAACATAATAGAAACGAGTGTTCCTATTGTTAGTGTTACTGCGAGCATTGGATTCCTCCTTTTTATTTCTTTGCATGATCTTTTCAGAAATTAATTCAAGGTTTAAATAAAAAATTCTATTTGCTATAGAGATTTTCTTTTCATATTGAAATGATTTCTGATTTATAATCGGTTGATCTTTCCTCCCCTTTAATAACATTAATTCTAATCCGCGATCTATTTTTAGATCGTTGGAACTATTTAGACTGTTTCTTTCGTCGTCCTGGTCTTTTATCATAATGATACTTTTTGGCGTCTGTTAAAATGCTACTCAAGTAATCTTTTATTTTTCTTGCTGTAGGTTTTGGAATGTGTCCATATGCTTCTCTCAACTGTTTGTGCAAATTGTCAGAACCACCTTCTAGATATACATCTAAATCTGAAACAACAGATAAAATATTTTCGGCAGTAGAACTTTTAATAAACTCTTCTACTTCAAGTCTTTTTATATCTTTTGTTTTTAGATAATCATAAAATTTTAAAACAAATTTTCCATTAAATGCAAAGTCAATTGACTTTTCCACATCGTTGCAAATTTCGCTGAGAGCTGTTTTCATTAGACTAGATTTTTCTCCTGAAGATACCTAACAGTTTCTTGGCAACCACCAAGTTTTTCTGAATCATTTAAAATTACTTGAGGAAATGTTGAACCATTTCCAAATTCTGCATAAAATTCTTCTCTAGTAAAATCTTTTCCAAGTTCATATATTACATGTTGGAATTCACTTAATTGTAGCACCTGTTTGATTTTTTCGCAAAAGGGGCATCCTTCTCTAGAATAAATTGTAAATTTCATAGCATTAAATTAATTTATTAGTTCGTTTACCGTAAGTGTAAAGTTGTGGTTTTGCTGTCTCTCCAGCAGTCCATTCTTTAATTTTATTAAGTCTTTGTTGAGAAAAGAATGATTGTTTACGATACCATTCTTCAACTGGAGTATGACCTTTAGATTGGTTACAATTTTTGCAACAGCAAACTGTATTTGTTGTAAAGTCACTTCCTCCTTTAGATTGTGGAACTACATGATCTATTGTTAATTCTTCAGAAGATTCGCAATACGCACATTTGTAATCCCATTTTTCTTTTATAGTTTTTCTCCACAGTCTTTTTGCCTCAGAAGAAGTACATGTGTACATATGGTACAGGTACTCACTCGGAGAATTGTAGAGAACCATAAGGATTTTTATTGACTTTGATTTTATTTAGTTAATTTTAACTGGATAACCTTTTCCCTCAGGTAACCATACATCCTGTTGCATTTTAAGTTTTTCAGTAAAAGCAGGGAGTCCTAATTGACCTGGTAATTGTTTATCTGTTTCAGATGTAATATCAATTACTTGGTCTAGAATAATTTTTTTCTTTTCATAAAACCTCTTATCTGGATCAAATTCAAATAACATTCTCGCATCTTTTTCTTCCCCACAATTAGCAATAATTCTACCTGTGGTTTTATCTTTCACCACCCAATAATCATACATTCTTTTTTTTCTCACCTTTAGTATTATAGTTTTCTTTTTTCAGTTTGTAAAGTTGGGGCCAAGTATCCCTAATAATTTCTGCCAACTTGTATGGAGTTTCAGAAGTAATCATTTTAAAATCTTTTGGGAGTGTAATCAATACCATCTAGGAGTTCATCTAGCATTTCACCATATTCTTTAAATCTTCGATCTCCAGCAATAAAACATCTTTGACGCATCCAAAGAGCATCTGCAAGAAGTTTTATTTGGTCTTCCGAAAGTGATAGATTTTTCATAGTTTTAAATCAACTTTTTTATGTAGTTACTTTACAAAATATTTTTTTCAATCATCTTACATGATGACCACCAAACATATATCGCATACCATTTAAAATCTTGGATGCGAAAGCACCAAGACTGCGTGAATTAAATCTTTCATAGAGCGCAGTGGTGATGACAGGAGCGGGAACCCCCAAATCCACAGCGGTAGTAACTGTCCAGCGACCCTCACCGCTGTCGGATACGCCTCCAGAGAACTGTTTAAGGTCTGGATCGCGGCGTAACACATCAGCAGTAAGATCAAGTAACCAACTACCAACAACGCTACCGCGACGCCATAACTCAGCCACTTCAGCAACATCAATATCATAACAGTAACTTTCTGGATCCGCCATTGGAGCGACTTCAGCATCTCCCTCTCTAACATACTTCGCACCAGCATTAGCATTCCTAAGGATATTAAATCCTTCTGCATACGCCTGCATTATACCATACTCAATTCCATTGTGGACCATCTTGACAAAATGACCTGCACCTGGACCACCACAATGTAACCAACCAAACTCAGCAGAGGTTACATCCGAGTCAAATTGAGTCCTGGGGGCAGCATTGATTCCTGGGGCAAGGGCATCAAAAATGCTTGCACAAGTGGCGACCGCAGTATTTCCGCCGCCAACCATAAGACAGTATCCACGATCCAAACCATAAACACCACCGCTAGTACCACAATCAATATATTGGATACCAAGTTTTGCCAAGCGTTCTGCTCTTTTCCTACTGTCTTTAAAATTGCTATTGCCATGATCAATAATAATATCTCCCTCACCACAATATCGTAGTAACTCATTGATTGTCTCCTCTACAGTTTCTGCTGGCACCACCATCATAAAAATGCCTGGTTTATCATTACCTTTAACTATTTGAACAAGACTTTGTATAGTAGTTGTAACGCCATTAACATATCCTTTTTCATATGCCTCTTGCGCTTTATCATAGTTCCTTCTATAACCCCATACTTCAATACCTGCTTTCATCATACGGCGAGACATACCTTCGCCCATTCTTCCGAGACCGATTAATCCTACTTTCATTTATTTCTCCCAGGATTCGTATTGTTGCCTAAAATAATTGTCAACTTTTCTTAAATCATCAAGATGAATATCACATTTATAGTTATGGTCATCACACCATTCTAGTGCAAATGCATGAAACTTTTCTTCACTTTTTACTTTGGGAACTCCATATATTCTCGCCAAAGATGACATAACAAAATTCCAACATCCGTATTCCTTTTTCATTAGATACAAATAAAAAAGAACCCTCTATAATTATAAAAGGTTCTTCTTAAACTTAAAGTTTTGTTATGAATTTAAAACAAAGTGTTATAGTGCGTTACCCCTAGGAAGCACCTCTTCAGGAAATACAAAGTTTTCATGAGGTTGATCTACAGGTGCCATCCAAGCACGAAGACCTTCATTCAATAAAATGTTTTTCGTGTAGAAGGTTTCAAACTCAGGGTCTTCTGCCGCTCTAACCTCTTGAGACACAAAATCGTATGCTCTAAGATTGAGCGCCAGACCAATAATACCAATAGAAGAAGTCCAGAGGCCCATAACGGGAACGAAAAGCATGAAGAAATGAAGCCAACGCTTATTAGAAAAAGCAATCCCGAAGATCTGAGACCAAAAACGGTTAGCAGTAACCATCGAATAAGTTTCCTCTTCTTGAGTAGGTTCAAACGCTTTAAATGTATTTGATTGTTCGCCATCTTCGTAAAGCGTATTTTCTACAGTAGCACCATGAATAGCACAGAGTAGAGCACCACCAAGAATACCTGCTACTCCCATCATGTGAAATGGATTCAGGGTCCAGTTATGAAAACCTTGTAAGAATAGTAGGAACCTGAAGATTGCTGCGACACCAAAGGAAGGTGCGAAGAACCAACTAGATTGCCCCAAAGGGTACATAAGGAACACAGATACAAATACTGCAATCGGTCCGGAGAATGCGATTGCGTTATAAGGACGAATACCTACAAGGCGAGCAATCTCAAACTGGCGAAGCATGAATCCGATCAGACTAAAGGCCCCGTGGAGTGCCACAAAAGGCCAGAGTCCCCCAAGTTGGAACCACCTGACGATATCCCCTTGAGCCTCAGGACCCCAGAGAAGAAGAAGAGAATGACCCATAGCATCTGCTGGAGTACTAACTGCCGCAGTAAGAAAGTTTGCACCCTCAAGATAGGAACTTGCCAATCCGTGAGTATACCAACTCGTAACGAAAGTTGTCCCAGTAAGCCAACCACCAAGAGCAAGATAAGCAGTGGGAAAAAGAAGAAGTCCAGACCAGCCAACAAAAACGAAACGGTCTCTCTTAAGCCAGTCATCGAGTACATCGAACCATCCCCGTTGTGAAATTGGTTGTGAAAGTGTTGAAGAAGTCATAGCCTCCATAGTTATTTCTCATATTTATGTTAACATATCTTAATAGAACCGTCAATGAGTATTTTTTCTATGGATGTAATAAATCCCAAATATGGGAACAAATACTAAAAGAAAACAAAGTATACCTAAAGTATAGTTATTATTTAAAAACCAAACTGCAAAATGTCTCATGATTATTTAAGAAGTCCTTTGAGTAAATGAATTGATTCCGAGAATCTATCAACATAATGTATCAAATCCATTTCTTCATTATTCATAAAACCATTATCTAACATCTCATCCTCAATCCAATGTTTTAATGTTCTCCACATTCTTCCAACACAAATGATTGGTTTCCTATCAATATGATTTACTTGAACTAATTGATAGATCATTGCCATTTCAAGAAGGGTTCCAATACCACCAGGAGTTACAATAAAAGCATCGCAATCAGCAAAAGTTTTTAATCTTGAATAGAATGTTTGATGCTTTTCGTATTCTTGAACATAAGGATTTACACCATCTTCAAATGGTAAATAAATTGCTTCAGCAACAGAACATAATGAGTTACCCATACAAGCACTCATTGCTCCTTTATTTGCTGCTTCCATAGTTCCTGGACCGCCTCCAGTAACAACTATCCACCCTTCTGCTGCAATATTTTTACCGAGTTTCTCTACTGCTTTATAAAGTCCAGAATCAGGACTCGTTCTTGCGGATCCGAAGATTGCTACTTTTTTCATATTTAATTATTTGATAATTTCCGATTTTTTAGAATATTCTATATCATTCCAATGTCTTACTGCATTGGAAATGATAGCAATATTAGTAATGAGATAAGTAAGGAATATAAAAGTCCGTACAATAGCAATGATATCTGCTTCTCTGTCACATTTAGACCCCTTTTCTCCAAGTGCTTTTGCCCATATTCTCCATATGGTTTTTCTTTTCTTTTTTTTCATCCCCAATACATCTGACCAAGAGTAAATAAAACAAATACAAGAACTGTAAATACCATCATACCTACTCCTGCCCAGATTATCCAAGACTCCATAGGATGATGTTGATTATTATGAGACATAAAAAAGAGGGTTGTTACACCCTCTAGTTATATCAGATATTTAACTGGATATCAACCGATTGCAGGTGCGGTAAGAGCAACAGGAGTGTTCTCAGCAGCAGCAAGGTCAAGAGGGAAGTTGTGAGCGTTGCGCTCGTGCATCACTTCCATTCCGAGACCAGCACGATTGAGTACATCTGCCCAAGTATTCAGGACACGACCTTGACCATCGATGATGGACTGGTTGAAGTTGAAACCGTTGAGGTTGAATGCCATGGTACTAACACCAAGAGCAGTGAACCAGATACCAACTACAGGCCATGCAGCAAGGAAGAAGTGCAGTGAACGGGAGTTATTGAAGGAAGCATATTGGAAAATAAGGCGACCAAAATAACCGTGAGCAGCTACAATGTTGTAGGTCTCTTCTTCTTGTCCGAACTTGTAACCGTAGTTCTGGGATTCTTGTTCAGTCGTTTCACGAACGAGTGAACTTGTGACCAGAGATCCATGCATAGCAGAGAACAGAGAACCACCGAATACACCAGCCACCCCAAGCATGTGGAAAGGGTGCATGAGGATATTATGTTCTGCCTGGAAAACAAGCATGTAGTTAAATGTACCTGAAATTCCAAGAGGCATGGCGTCAGAGAAGGAACCTTGTCCAAAGGGATATACAAGGAACACTGCAGAAGCAGCAGCAACGGGTGCGCTGTAGGCAACACAAATCCAAGGACGCATACCAAGTCGGTAAGAAAGTTCCCATTCGCGGCCCATGTAAGCATAGATACCAATTAGAAAGTGGAATACGACCAATTGAAATGGTCCTCCATTATATAGCCACTCATCAAGAGAGGCAGCTTCCCAGATGGGATAAAAGTGCAGTCCAATTGCGTTGGACGAAGGAATAACAGCACCAGAAATGATGTTGTTTCCGTACATTAGTGAACCAGCAACTGGTTCACGGATACCGTCGATGTCTACAGGAGGAGCACCGATGAAGGCAATAATGAAGCAAGTGGTAGCAGCAAGCAGAGTTGGGATCATTAGAACGCCGAACCAACCTACATATAGGCGGTTATCAGTTGAAGTTACCCAGTTGCAGAACTGTTCCCAAATATTCGATTGTCGTTGTTGTGAAATTGCAGTAGTCATTTTTTAAAAAGTAAGTAGTCCATCAGGGAAATGGTGGAGATACTTATTTCCTAGACACCCTAAGTCTAGGATATGAGAGACGCATTTATACTCCCCATAGGTCTCGGTTCGTGGGAGTTACAAAGATTAA